TGGAATGAAACTAACAATAACGTACAAAGGAACAAATGATGCCGACCCCAATACAAAAGTTTGTATCGTTACAGAGGAAGAAGCATCTAAGTTCTACGCCCAGCTCGACAACAACTACGCGTTCCCCACAATTACGACGGAAAACCAAGAAATTGTCATCCCCGCAAAAAACATCATTGAAATCAGCCTTGAAAAAGAAAAAGCCGATGTCAACAAGGTCAGCAAAAGCAAAGGGAAGAAAATTGCAGACGTGGGTAGTTGAAAAAATTCTATCTTTATTTCCCGTTCTTTCCCCTTTAGATGTTAAGTCAACACCTATGGGGGTGAATGGGGTTGATGTGCAGTTATCAACTTTAGCGCAAAAGTTATTTCCATTTGATATTGAATGTAAAAATACGGAAAGAACAAAAACAATATATAATTATTATGAGCAGGCAATAGACCATACAAGTGGTGGTGAACCTTTAGTTATTATAAAGATGAATCGCCAAAAGCCATTGGCCATAGTAGATGCAGAATATTTTATGGAGTTGACATTATGCCAAAAGAAGAAGATATAAAACTGTATGCAGGCGACTCTGCTGTTGTTGTACGTCACGAAGAAAAAGGTGGATTTCTAGTAGAAATATATCATCATATGGATAAGACTATTTTAACTAGAGATGACATAGCATTTTATGCTCTGCTCACAAGAGGAATGGCATATCATGTAACTTCTGATTTGGAATCCGTCCTTAACTATGGTAGAAAAAGTTTTGAAAATACTGATAATGAAGTAAAGGTGCATTAGTTATGCCGCAATTAGATATGTTTGGTAAAAAAGAAAAAGCAGATGCTGTTAATAGTCCACCACATTACACCAAAGCAGGTATTGAGTGTATTGAAGCAATTAGAGAAGTAACGGCAGAAGGATACCAATATTACTTACAAGGAGTAATATTAAAGTATTTATGGCGGTATCGTCATAAAGGCAAGCCCATTGAAGACCTAAAAAAGGCTGAATGGTACTTGAAGCGTCTAATTGAAGAAGCCCAAAATGAGAAATCAGCATAATAAAGTAGTTATTAAAATAATAGCAAAAGTTGAAACAGAAGAATTTGTACTTGATGAAGAAGAATTACCTCACATTCTAGAAGATATGTTGCAAGACGTACTCCATGAAATGTCCGGTGTAGAAGTAAAAGATATAACAGTAAAGGTGGTAACATGAACATAACGACACTTCCAACTTATTATCAACAATTTATTCACAAATCTCGTTATGCCCGATGGATAGAGAACGAGAATAGACGGGAAGAGTGGGACGAAACTATCAGTCGATATATGAATTGCATAAAAGACCATTCAGCCGTTTTTTGTAATTATACAATGCCGGATAAGTTGTATACTGAATTATATGATGCAATCCTTAAACAAAGCATTATGCCCTCTATGCGCTGTGTAATGACTGCTGGAGAGGCGTTACATAGAGACAATACTGCAGGGTATAATTGCTCTTACCTACCCGTTGACGACCTTAAATCGTTCGATGAAGCTATGTATATATTAATGTGTGGTACAGGTGTCGGGTTTTCCGTGGAAAGGGAGTATATAAACAAACTTCCAGAAGTTCCCGACAAATTATTTGCTGCTGAAGAAACCATTGTTGTTTACGATAGCAAAGAAGGATGGGCGAAAGCATTACGAAAACTACTAGCTTTACTATGGTCAGGCGAAATACCTAATTGGGATTTAAGCAGGATTAGACCTGCAGGCGCTAAACTTAAAATCTTTGGTGGTAGGGCATCAGGGCCTGCCCCTCTTGAAAGCCTTTTTAAATTCATTATACTCACATTTTGCAACGCAAAAGGCAGAAAGTTATCAAGTCTAGAATGCCACGATATCATGTGTAAAGTTGGTGAAGTTGTGGTATCAGGTGGTGTACGTAGGTCAGCTATGATTAGTCTTTCTAATTTGTCAGATGACAGAATGCGTCATGCAAAAACTGGTGAATTTTATAAAACACAGCCCCAAAGACAAATGTCAAATAATTCTGTGGCTTATACAGAAAAACCAGATATGACGACATTTATGAGAGAGTGGCTATCTTTAATAGAATCTGGAACTGGTGAAAGAGGAATGTTCTACAGAGGGGCAGCTCAAAATAAAGCGGCAGAAAATGGAAGAAGGGATGCAGGATGGGCATTTGGTACAAACCCATGCTCAGAAATAATTTTACGGCCCAACCAATTCTGCAACTTGTCTGAAGTTATTGTACGTGGAGAAGACTCTGCTGATGATATTTCTAAAAAAGTTGAGCTGGCTACAATTTTAGGAACATTCCAAGCAACACTCACAAATTTTCCATATTTACGAAAAGTCTGGAAGAAGAATACAGAAGAAGAAAGATTACTTGGGGTTTCTTTAACCGGCATTATGGATAATTCTATAATGAACGGGCAAGAAGTTGGCAATCTTGCAGAAATTCTACAGCAATTAAAAGAAGTTGCCATTGACACAAATAAGGAATTTTCTGAAAAACTTGGTATTCCACAATCAACAGCAATAACTTGTGTTAAGCCAAGTGGTACAGTTTCACAACTCACAGATTCTGCTTCTGGAATTCATGCTCGGCATAGCCAATACTATGTACGAACTGTTCGTGGTGATAAAAAAGACCCAATTACACAATTTATGATGGAAAAAAATATTCCTTGGGAAACTGATTTATGGAATAATAACAACGCTGTATTCAGTTTTCCTGTTAAATCACCTGAAGGTTGCATTACAAGAAATGATATGACTGCGCTACAACAATTAGAATTTTGGAAAATTTATGCTGACAATTGGTGTGAGCACAAGCCTTCAATAACTGTTTCTGTTGGAGCAGAAGAGTGGTTAGAAGTAGGTAACTGGATTTATAAAAATTTTAATATAGCATCTGGTCTGTCCTTTTTGCCAAGAAGTGAGCACGTATATCAGCAAGCCCCTTACCAAGAATGTACTGCTGAAGCATACACGGATTTTGCAAAAATTATGCCAAAAGATATTGATTGGACAGAATTGACAAAATATGAAAATGATGATAACACAGTTGGTTCACAAACATTTGCCTGCTCTGGAGACAGTTGTGAAATTGTGGATATTACCTAGTGGCCGCTGTAGATAAATTTTTTCTAGAAGGGCAGTCGTCTTTCTACAAACCTAGAAGGTACGGAAGGTTTACGCATCATACATGTAATCCGTACGTACAAAATACATTCCGTGGCAAAGAGTGGTTACGGGGATTTAATAATAGTTATTTTAAAAACTTAAAAAGGATAAAATATCATGAGCGTAATATTCGCACCCAAGCCTAGCAATTCAGAAGAGTTTATTGCTCCATTTGGCCCAACTATGGCATACAAAAAAATGTCTGCTGGTTTTGTCACAAAAATGAATTCACATATGGATAAATATGACAAAGAAAATAATCCTAATAAATTAGTGGATTGGTCACCAAATCTTGTTGGTAAGGTTAAAGAAGAATTAAGGTTTGATGAAGACATAGTCAAACTATATACTGATGAGTTTGCTGAATTTATTGGAAAGTATATGCATTTTACTACCGCAAGAAATTCCTTTGGAAGACACGCATTAAATACTGAAGAATTTGATTATGGCATACAAGTTATGTCCGGGTGGTTTGTACGTCAATTTGAGAATGAGTACAACCCAATTCATGTTCACACAGAATGCAAACTTTCTTGTGTTGGATACTTAAAATTACCTGATGGAATAGAAAAAGAATTTGAGGAAGATTACAAAGACCACCATCCTGCACATGGACATATTCAATTTGTGCATGGAACACCAAGTACTAACGCGTGTAGTAACTTTGTAATTAAGCCACAAGTAGGGGATTTTTATTTATTCCCCAAAGACTTGTTTCACTGTGTTTACCCCTTTAAAACAAAAGGGGAAAGGCGTTCTTTTAGTGTTAATTTACTTTTTGTTGAAATGGCAAAAGGGGCAACTCACATAAAAGAGCAGGAACTCGTAAATGATTAAAATCGCCTATTTTAAGGGGTACAATCATACACGGGTATGTCGTTCCACCCCTCTGAGGGGCTTTAAAACGCGACGTTTTTTGAACAATATAGTCTAAAAGGAGCAAATATGCGAGACTTACTAATTGGTGCAGCCAGAACCTATTACACTGGCATGATTAATAAACATATAGCAAATGTCGAGGTGTTACTCACAAATCCAACAGGAATTGGAGAGCATCAAGATATACAAGCAGCTATGGAAGTTGAATTAGGCAAGATAGCAGATTATAATGACAAGCTAGAAATGCTGAT